AGAATTAAGAGAGACACTGATCTTAATGCAGCAGGTAATAACCTAGCAACGTTGAGCTATAATGAGTATATTGAAAAAGACTACGCTAATGAGGAAGATGATGTTGTAGCTACTACGCTAAACGGTTCACACTCCGATAGTGTAGCTACGTTAACACTTGCATCTACTACAGGGCTTGACGCTACAGGCACAGTACATATAGGCAGTGAGCAAGTCACCTACACTGGTATATTAGGTAACGATATTACAGGTTGTACAAGGGGTGCAAATAGTACAACTGCTGCCGCACATTCTAGTGGTGTGGCAGTTACACAGTTTGAGGGTGGTGGTGTACCTAGAAGTATTGTACGCACACCTGATAACAACTACCTCTTATATCCTTATCCTGACAAAGCTTATGCGTTAGTTTTTGACTACTACACTTTCCCTGCTGATTTATCTGCACATGGTGATACTACAAGCATACCTGATCGTTTTGCACCTGTAATAGTAGATGGTGCTACTGCATTTGTGTATCAGTATCGTGGCGAGTTAAATCAGTACCAGTTAAACTTTAGTAGGTTTGAGCAAGGTATTAAAAACATGCAAAGCTTGTTAATTAATAAGTATGAGTATATTAGATCAACTGTAATTAATAGACCTCGTGGTTCTGCTAACTTTATGTCAGGTGTCAGTTAATGCCAGATAGTTCACAAGTACAACCAGTAGCATTTAACTGTGAAGGCGGCTTAGTTTTAAGTCGCTCTAGCTTTTTAATGCAACCGGGTGAAGCAATAGAATTACTTAACTTTGAGCCTGATATTTCAGGTGGTTACAGAAGAATTAATGGCTATTCTAAGCATGTAAATCAAGTTGTACCTTTTACAAACAGCACTGCTGAACAGCCTTTAATGGTTACTTTGTTTGCAGATAAAGTTGTGGCAGCTAGGGGTGAAAGAATATATACCTCTGCTTCTACTACTTTATCAATTCGTATTGCAGCAAATACTAGCATGTCAGGTGCAGGTACAATTAGTGTAAAAAGCACTACAGGTTTTTCTTCTAGTGGTACTCTTCAAATAGGTTCAGAAATATTTACATATACAGGAGTTACTGCTAGTAGTTTTACTGGTGTTACTAGAGCCACTTCTAGTACTACTGCTGCTGCACATTTAAAAGGTGCAGTTATTTCAGAAAGTTGGACTCAAAGAGTTACAGGTAGGACTAATGCAGGTAAGTACCATTTTGAGAGATTTAACTTTAACGGCACTGAAAAACTTATATGCGTAGACGGAGTTAATGATCCTGTTGTTATTAGTTCTGCAGATATAAGTAGTACAGCCGTTTCCTCTCCTAATGCTGCTTCAGGTGAGGATACATCATTAGGTGCAGATATTGCTTCTACTACAACCATGTCAGGGTCAGGTACTATTACGGTAAGCAGTACTGCAGGATTTATTAATCCTAGTTCTGGTACTGAGTCTATATTAATTAATAGTGAGATATTTACATATACGGGACTTAGTGCAACTACTTTTACAGGGGTAACTAGGGCTGCTAGTGGGAGTACTGCAGCAGATCATACTATTGGTGCTGCTGTCTCTGATTTATTCCCTCCTACTGTAACAGGTGCTAAACTTGTTACTGCTTTCAAGGAACATATGTTTTATGCAGGGATGCCTAATACACCACAAGAAATTGTTTTTAGTTTACCTTTTGATGAAGATAACTTTTCTGTAGCCCTTGGTGCAGGTAGTATTAGTGTTGATGATACTGTAGTTGCACTAAAGGTTTTTCGTGATAGCTTGTTTATTTTTTGTGAAAACAGAATTTTTAAATTAACAGGAAGTAGTCAAGCAGATTTTTCTATTACTGCCGTTACAAGAAACATTGGTTGCATTAACAGTTTTACCGTACAGGAATTTGCAGGTGACTTAATCTTTCTTGGGCCAGATGGGTTACGTACTGTTGCTGCGACTGCACGTATTGGTGATACAGAACTTGGTACTATTAGTAAAAACATTCAACCTATTTTTGATGAAAACATTAAAGATGCAGGTTCTTTTGACAGCGTAGTTATACCTGATAAAACACAATACAGAATATTCTTTACTAAAGATGGGCAAGCGGCCCCCCTTTCTAAAGGTGCTATTTGCGTTCTTAAAAAAGAAGCGTTTGAGTTTTCTGAATTAAAAGGTTTAAAAGTTACTTGTACATCTTCTAATGTTGAAGAAGGTGACGTAGTTGTATTACATGGCGATGTAGATGGCTTTGTGCAAAGACAAGAAACAGGTAATACTTTTGATGGGACAGTTATAGCAGGTAAATATAGAAGTCCTGATATGTCTTTTGGTGATCCCGGCATACGAAAACACATGCAAAAAGTTATTATTAACTATAAGCCTGAAGGAAGTGTTGACACAGACTTATTTGTTAGGTACGATAATGAAAATAAAGATTCTGCAAGACCCGCCGTATACCCGTTTGATACAACTAACTTAGCTGCATCATATGGTACTGCATTATATAGTACAACATCTAGCACAACTCAGTTTGCGTATGGTGGAGGGCAAGAACCTCTTGATAGGCAATCAGTTGAAGGATCAGGTTTTTCTGTTGTTTTAAGGGTAGAGGATGATGGACAAAGTAATCCTTACTCTCTCAAAGGGTTTCAGCTAGAATATCAATTAGGAGCAAGACGTTAGATGGGTGCTACATATACAAGACAATCAACATACACAGATGGTGATACCATTACGGCAGATCACACTAATGATGAGTTTGATCAGTTATTAGCTGCTTTTGCTGCAAGTACAGGACACACACATGATGGTACTGCTGGTGAAGGTGGTCCTATTAGTACACTAGGTGGTCATGCTATTACTTTTGGTAGTGGAACTGCAGGTACAGACATTGTTATAACCTTTGATGGTGAAACTAATGATGGCGTACTAAAGTGGATGGAGGATGAGGATTACTTTGAGTTTTCTGATGATCTACTTATTGCGTCAACAGAGAAGATTCAGTTTCGTGATACTGCTATCTATCTTAATTCTAGTGCTGACGGTCAACTTGACATTGTAGCAGACACAGAGATACAGATTGCAGCCACTACTATTGATATTAATGGTGCTGCTGATATATCAGGTAACTTAGGTGTTGGTGGTAATCTTACAGTAACAGGTACTACTACCTTTAATGGTGGTACAATCACAATGGGTGATGCAGCTACTGATAACGTTGTATTTGGTGCTGATGTAAACTCAAGCATTATTCCTAACACAGATGATACATACGATTTAGGTTCAGCTAGTCAAGAATGGCGTGACTTGTACTTGGATGGTACCGCTTACTTAGATGCTGTTGACATTACTAGCATTGCAGCAGATACTACTGTAGCTACAGATAAGAAGATACAGTTTCGTGACAGTGGTTTGTCTATTAACTCTAGTGCAGATGGACAGCTAGATATTATTGCAGACACTGAAGTGCAGATTGCAGCTACTACTATAGATATTAATGGTAACGTAGAAATTTCAGGTGATCTTACTATCTCTGGTGATGATCTTACTATGGGAACAAACACTGCAGGTCACATTCTTGTAGCTGATGGTACTAACTTTAATCCTACTGCTGTAGGTAGTTTAGATGAGATTGGTACTGTTGCAAATGATGATGTATTTCTTGCAGTAGATACATCAGGTGGTGGACTAAAGAAAATTACTAGAAGTACTATAGTATCTGGCCTTGCTACTTCTGGTGCCATATCTAATGTAGCAGATGACACTACCCCACAACTAGGTGGAGATTTAGATGGTCAAAAAAATAACTTACATAATATAGGTGTATTTTCTGCTTCATACGGTAGTTCTTCTGCTCCTACAACAGTAGTGGTTAAAGTTGCAACTAAAACGACAAGTCATCCTTATTATGATGATGGAAGCACCAGTGCTTATTTTTTAGATGATGTAGAAGCTCCTGCACTTACATTACATGGTGTAGATAATGTAACATCTGATTCAGGGTATTATTATAAATTTGACCAAGCAGATAGCAGTAATTCAGGACACCCGTTACGATTTTATTTAGATGCTGATAAAACTACAGCATACACTACAGGCGTTACAACAAGCGGTACGCCGGGAAATGCTGGTGCATATACACAAATAGATGTGGATGAAGATACTCCTAGTATTCTTTATTATCAATGCTCTAGTCATGCCTTGATGGGCAACTATGCTAATGTACAAGGCTCTAATGTAATAAATCATTCTGAAGCCTTAATAAGTTTTCCAACAGCAACAACTACGCTTGTAGGAACAAATACATCAGACACACTTACAAATAAAACACTTACCTCCCCTCTTATTGGTACATCTATTCTTCCTGTTAGTGCAGACGGTACAACACTAGGCTCTGCAACTAAAGAATTTTCTGATTTGTTCTTAGCTGATGGTGGTACAATTCAATTTGGCAATGATCAAGAAATTACTTTAACTCATGTTGCTGACAATGGCCTTATTTTAAAACACGTTGGTACTGGTGATGGCAAGATGCCTACCTTTACTTTTCAAGCGGGTGATACTGATATAGCAGCCGATGATGAGCTTGGAGTAATTAATTTTCAAGCCCCTAATGAAGGTGCAGGTACGGATGCTATACTTGTAGCTGCAGGTATTGCTGCTGTATCAGAAGGTGATTTTAGTGCATCTAATAATGCTACTAAACTTTCGTTTAGGACAGGTGCATCAGAAGCAGCTTCCGAAAAAATGTCACTTAGTTCTGCTGGTTTGCTAACTATTTCTGATGACTTTATTATTAAAGATGGTGGTACTATTGGTTCTGCTAGTGATGCAGATGCTATAACTATTGCTAGTGATGGTGTAGTAACATTTAGTCAAGTGCCTGTACTTCCTAATAATACAATAGAAACAGCAGACATTCAAGCAGATGCTATTACAGGTGCTAAGATTGCTGACGATGCTATTAATTCTGAACACTATACTGATGGTTCAATAGACACAGCACATATAGCAGATGCAAATGTGACTCAAGGTAAAATTGCAGATCAGGCTATTAATGAAGCTAAACTGCAAGTATCAAATGCCCCAACAAACGGGTATTTTCTAACTGCTCAGTCAGGTAATACGGGGGGTTTAACTTGGGCTGAACTTTCTGGTATACCTACATATACTAGAAGTACAACCGCACCGGGTTCTCCATCTGCAGGTGATTGGTGGTTAAATACTTCCAGTAATAATCCGTCTTTATTTTTATATGACGGTACATTAGGATGGATTCAAGGTGATGCAACTGCACTTGGAGTTAAAGGGTATCTAGCAGGTAATTCATTTAGTCTTAGAATACACTTTGGCGGTGGTATAGATTTAATAAGGTTTCAGCCTGATAATTTATTACCTCAAATTAGTGTGGACGTTGCACTGAGTAGAGTCGGTGCAGGCGGTTCTAACGATGCTGACTCACACGGTATTTCTACTACAAGTAATACTGTAAGGGCTGTTATGAGAACAGATTCGGGTGTAACTACAGATGCACTTACATTTGTAGTTTTTGCTAATCTTGCAAATGCTACTGTATTTGGTGATCATGCAGTAGGACAATATCGTGATGGAGCTATTTCTCATGCAACAAGAGGTATTTTTGTAGGTGGATATTACTCTGATGGGTCAGGTACAGGTGCAAGTAATATAATGCAATACATTACTATAGGTACTGAAGGCGACGCTGCAGATTTTGGAGATTTGACTGTTGCAAGGTGGTATTTGGATAATGCTTGTGTAGCAAGTACAGTTAGGGGCATTATAATGGGTGGCTGGACTGACAGTGCTTCTGGTGTGAATACCATAGACTATGTAACTATTGCTAATACAGGCAATGCCACAGATTTTGGAAACTTAACTGAGGTCCAAAGCCAAGTTCAAAGCGCACACAGTACAACAAGAGGTATTAGATTTGGTGGTTTAAATAATACTACTACAATAGACTATATAACAATGGATACTGCAGGTAATGCCACAGATTTTGGAGACTTAGCTCAAAATAATCCCGCTAATGAAATGCATGTTGTTCATAATGGTACATATGCTTGGATGCATCAAGGTTATAGCGTTGGAATTAAATACAAGATTACAATGGCAACAGCAGCAGATGCTACAGTAATAGCCAATAACGTTATTGTTGCTGACGGTCATCCTTTTGGAGGTGAAGATGGCACTGGAGTAGCGGATAACTATCTTCATTCTATGGGTAAAGGTTGGATTGCAGCCACTGGGTAATTGACATTTAAAGTGTAGTGTGATAAAATAGCACTTTAAATAAAAAGGAAAAAAAAATGAAAGACTTAGTAACTACAAACAAAGATATGTTTTTACCGCAAACTCTGAATACTCCTAACGTAAATATAGCAGCAGTTTCTAAAGTAAAAGAATGTCTTCCTGCAATGACTGCTCAAGCTAAAACTTTTGGCAGTTCAAATAGCCAAACTATGCTGACTAACATGACTTTAACAATGATGAATGGTCATAGCCCTATGCGTATGTTGCGGCAAGTTTTAGCTGAAACAGAATCTCGTAGAAAATCACTTGTAGCTTCACAAGTTTCACATGCTGAAGCAATAGAAAAAGTAGAAGAGCTTTCTTCTATTGTTAACCGTTCTAATTTAGAAGAAGCAAAATACCGTAGGGCAGTTATTCAATTAGAAGATTTAGAATCATCAATTAATGGTGCAATTCGGGATGTTGCTGTACTGATTGATGCCTATGAAAACATAAAAGAAAAACATGGCATTGATGAGTGGGATGAAGCTATGTTTGAAAAACAAGAAAATCGTCATCATGTTCGTAGGGGATTTGAACTACTTTATAGAAACATTATTCAAATGGGCAGAGCTACAGAAACTCCTATTGAATATCTTATGCAGTATGGGGTACACGTACAACAAGCTGAAGCAGAAGTAAGAGGTTACGTACAGTATACTAATGAACGTATTGCTAATGGTGAACTTCTTTCTTCTAATGATTGTGAAAATTTCTTAGACCAAATGGCAGATAAATATTTATACTGTGTTGATGAAGTAAACAAAAAACTATTTGGTAAAGCTGAACTTAAAAATAAAGACTACATGAGATTATTGGAGGCTGCAGAATGATCTTAGAATACAAAATGATTAAAACAAATGAAGGTATGCAAGCACCCCCTTGGATTGAGGATGGGGGTTACTACGGCAAGCCTGACTTTTCATTTGTAGGTTGGTCTCCTGATGATGATGTTCGTGAGTACTACATTCCAGATACTGTAACTGTACTTACTAATGAACAGTTTATTGCTAGGGCGGTAGCATTAAAACATAGTGATATGAGTACAGAGGAAGCTACAGCCCAAGCTAATGCTTGGATTACGGCTAGAAGCTAATGGATATTAACTGGACATTAGTAACAATAGCAGGAGCATTACTAGCACAGGGTGCTGCTGTAGTGTGGGCAGT